GGCGGTGTAATCGTGGTACCTCTTTATTGTATTTGCCCTGAAGGACTTTGAAGCGTTGCTCGTCTGTATCCTCTACTACAGGATCAGCTTCCGGCTTTGGATCAGCTTCCGGCTTTGGATCAGCTTCCGGCTTTGGATCAGCTTCCGGTTTCGGGTCTTCTTCCGGCTTTGGGTTCTCCGGGTCTTCTTCTGCGTAGACTGCTTTGTAGATATCTTCCGCAGCTTCGATACTTTTCCTAACGCTCTTTGGCAGTACGTTTTCGTGACTCATTATGGTTCATCCTCGTCTGTAGATTTTCGAGTAGCTTTTCAGCATTGTCAGACGTGTCGAGGATGGTTTTGAGGGTCTGGGATCGACCCTGCACACGAGCGAATAGGTCTTCGCCGGTATGCTTCTCCAATTCATCACGAGCTGTCTTGCGGCAATCCCGCAGCCACTCCAGAATTGTCTCAAAGTCGGTGTTGACCCTGAGATTCAAAAATGCTTGTACTACTTGAGGACTTGGTTGTTTTAGTTTCATCTATTAAAACGGAAAGCCGTAACGCTCCCGTCGAGCCTTTGTGTCGTCGTGTTCAGTCTCGCTGGTGTTGGCACCAGTCTTCTTGAAATTACCTGCGCGTCGATCATCGACAGACGCAGAACCGACCTGCACGTCCTTCACTCCATCGAGGGACGACAGGTTGTGCTTCTTAACGCAGCGGTCTTTGGGTTTAGGGACTCGCATGTTACTTGCCCGAGCTGACCTGTGCGTACTCTTTCTTCGAGCCGCCGCTAATGAACTTGGTGCCCTTGACACCCGGATGGCTTTCGCCGGAGGTATTCGTGCGGTATTCGCCGCTCGGTGCGCCCGGTGTGAATTTGCCGCCAGTGTTACCACCGTGGCCTTCGCCAGACGAGACCTGTTGGTACTCGCTACCCGGCTGCTTTGTAAGGTTACCCCATGATTTCATCGAAATATCTCCAACGTGTGAATAGATTCGGGTCAAGATTACCTACACATGTCCATAAGTGCAAGTATTATAGACCGGCGTCTTTCTCCCTGCGCTTGCGTGCATCGAGTATTCCCTGACCGGCGCGAGCTGCCATTCCTGTTCCGAGCATCTCAGGCTTCGGCTTGTTGGCCTTCTTACCACCAACCTTCTTCTTCACCTTGCCACCATCGGCCATTTTCTTGCCCTTGTACTTCGGGTCATTGCGGGCAGGTTTAGCACCACCGGGACCAGTATCACCGGGCTTACCCGGCGTTGTAATTCGTTTGGGTTTCCCACCTTTCTTGGGTGGGGGCAATGGGTTCTTCTTGACTGACCCACCATCGGCGTAACATTTTACCTGACCGCCGTTTCCATAACTGTGTGTTCTACGCATCTTATCCTCCTGCTCTCATTCCGGGTCTTCCAGTTGGGCCAGTGAAGTCTCCCTCCACTTCCGCTCTCGCAGCTTCCGGTCCAGCCCGCTCATCCTTGGGGCCGGGGGTCTGTTGTGGATCACCTCCTTGTTCAGGGGGGACGCCTCCCGGTTGCTGCTGCTGACCGCCACCTCCCTGTGCCATTTGCTGTTGAGCCATGTTCGCTCTAATCTCATCGTCATCTGGTAACACACGTTCGTGATCCAGTCCGAGATTTTGAGCGACAGAGCGCAGTACATTCGCCCGGCCTTCCGGTCCAACGATAGCCATATCGATTGGGTTGGCGGTGAGCTGGAGGAACTCAAGTTGTCGCATACGATCCTGTTCGCGTTTGACAGCATGATTGACACCCTTAACGACAATCAGCTCATCGCCCTTGAATACACCGGGCTGAGTGAGCATGACCATATCGAAAAGGTCTTGCAGTAACGGTTCGACGACATCCCGGTCGATCGAGGCCGCTACATTCTGAAGCGTCTTTGAGGCATTACCCATGAGCATTGCCAAGCCCGATGCAGTACGACCCGCGCCACCGACTTTCTCGTTACCAGTCATGTAGCGTGGGATTGCAGAAATTTCATCGCCCATGGAATTCCACTTCTCGTAGATACCCATGAGTTCAGTGGCATTCATGTTCGGCTGGAAGAAACTTACCGGTTGCTGACCACTGGTTACGAGGGCAGGGTCGTAATTCACGTGCCAACGTTTCCATGGGTACAACTCGTCATCATCGGACGGATCAATCACCTCGTCGTTTATCACGACCTGCGGACCCGATGCGATGCTGGCGTTGTTGACCAGTGAACGTGCAGCTGCATTACATACAGTCTGGACGTCTTCCAGAAGATCAGGGAGTCCCTGACCAATCATAGCGCCCGGTACTTTCTCGAAAGATGAGATGTAGTACGGCGGGCTGTTGTTCGAGGATTTGTTAATCTGGACCTTGATGACCCAACGATCAACGAGCCATGCAGTGACGAAATACTCGTCAGTGGGGTTCGAGACTTTCTCCGGCGACATACCCCAGTCGAGGAGCAAGCGGCCAGAAACGTACCCGGTAAATTCTGCGGTGTCGATCAGGCTCGAAGAAGTCCGTGCCCATCGTTCGCGATCTTCCATGTGAGCGCGTTCGGTATCGATCGTATCCCACCACTCGTGCAAGCCATCCATATAGGATCGCTCCAATACTTCATCGATCGCTGCATCGTTGTAGCCGGGTAGACCTTTCACCTGCGACAGTTCGGCACGGGAGAGCTGGATGCGCTCTACGAAGTCGGCCTGTTTGCGGTGAGCTGCGCCGGGCGACCAGTACAGGTCAAACGGCGATACGCGGTCCCAGTACATCTTGGGGACTGACTCTCGAATCGGCTTTCCTTCGATCCATTTCGTCTGCTCTTTCTTGCGGACGACTGGGCCTTTGATGACTGCGTATGGAAAGATCGGGAGGTCGATTAGGAATTCGGCGAAGGCTTGGTAGAACCCGCCCTCGGTAAGCATGTCATCGAGCCGTTCCGTAGACCGGTCGGCTTCGGTGAGTGCAACTTTCTTTGCTGCTCGTTCGGCTGCTTTACGCAAACCAGAAACGCGATCCTGAATCATCTGCGGATCAACTTCGACACCCTGTTGGAACATGGTCGAAACTTCGATGTTCACGAGCTGCTGGATTTGAGCATCGATGTCAGTAGGAGTGGCGGGGTGCGGGGTGGGGTCTATGTCCCACGGACGTTCTGCACCAAGATATACATCTCGCAACAGAGCAGTTGCGGCGCGACACTTGGTCGCACTGACACGTGCATATACTTCGGAACCGCCAAATTCTTTGATGCTGCTCAGCGTATTGGAGTCGTACTCGCCCTTGTAGGTTCGCAGGGCGTGGAGCAGTCTTTCTGAAATCCCGGTGCCGTTGCGGAAGTTCCGCATATCGGACATGCGATTTCGGATGTATGAGGAGAGCGCGTCCTCGGCAGCTCTTTCTTCGTTCTCGGCAGCGTTGGACTCAGCTTCAGCAGCTATCCGCTGTTGCTCGTCCATATCCTGATTGGACATGACTTGGATGAGTCCATGCCCCCGGCCCGAATCGACTTGGGGCTGGTTTGCTATAGGGATTGCCTGAGAAGAAGTAGCCATAGACTAGAGTTTCCGGTTATGATGCACACGTGTCAACATGGAGAATACAGAATGACGACGGATGTTGCAATACGCGATACTGAGCTGGAACTGGTTCATTTATCCCCCCTCATCTGCATGGAACTGGCTGCTGGCCTATCCACGCCAGAAGGAGTGCGGGCGAAATACGACATATCAGAAGATCAGTGGCTCAGACTGAAAGACAACCCCACCTTCCAAAAGATGATGAATGAGGCCACGCTGACCTTCAGCGGAGACATGAATGCTGGAAAGCGGATCATCAAGAAGGCAGAAATCCTGCTCGAAGAATCGCTCCCGATCCTGCATAAACTCATGGTCGCCCCCGAAGCATCCAGCGGGACCATCATTGATACCGTAAAGCAGCTTGCTGTGCTCGCGCAGAAGACTGGGCGGCAAGGGGGTGATGGCGGAGCTGTCGGACCCGGATTCAATGTCCAGATAGAAATCCATTCTACTGGTAAAGAAGGCGTTTACATTCAAGGCAATTAAGTCCACGCCGTTTTGGGTGGCGCTTTCTTGCGGATGCGCGGGTTCATCTTGTTCATGACTTTGCCGAGGTAATTGGCGTTGGTCGACATTGCCATGTACTGAAGGCAATCGGCCACGTCTGACCATGGGTGAGTCTTCTCCGGCTTGTCTTCCAACATGCCAGTGTTCTTCCTGCGATACCTGTACCAAAACTTCATCGCCTGAATTAGGTTCGTGCAACGCGAGCTGATGATTAGTTGTGGGCCACCGTCCACCTGATGTAGTAACAGCTGTTCCACAGCGCGTAGACGGGGATCAATGAAGTTGGTGGGGGCAGCGTAGACATCGAAGCCGAGTCGCTTCAAAACATCAAACGGCGAGTCTTCATTCGTCTGGGACTTATCGCGGCCTTTCGGGTCGGCGACCATAAAGATACGATTGAACGTGTACTTTTCGTAGAGCATCGACCTAAGTAAGGTTGTTGCGAACTGTTCTATACCCATGTCCTCGGAAATGATTTCATCGAAGATTATGAGTCGGCCACGCGGATCGATTTGACCAATCAATGATGCAGGGGTGCGACCGAAGTCCTGTCCGATCATGATGGGCGCATTCTCGTTGCAGATGAGTTCTTCCTCATCGACAATATGAAAGTCCGGCTTGAATGAAGCTCGGAAGACGGCCTGACCCGAGAGTGACTTTCCGTAATGTGCGTGGACGTGAATCTTGATCCAGTCTTCGGAGTGACCCTCGGCCAGCGTTTCGTAATACTCCTCGGGTAGGTTCTCGACGTTCTCTGCATTTTCGTCGAGGCCACCGGGTTGTTTGTAAAATGCCCACTTGCTCGGGCGCTGGACTTCCAGAAGCGTGTACCACTCCGAGTCCTCGTCCGGTGGGTTTGACTCGCCGACGATACCGAACCATGTAGGTTTGGCAATCGCCTTCGCGGGGAATCGTCCGAGACGGCCAGACAGAGCAGCGATCAGGCTCGGGTCAATTTCTCTGAACTCTGAAATCCATGCACCTGTTAGGTTAAGGGAAAGTAGGCGCTGTTGATCCGCTGGTGTATCGAGTGGGATCATCATCCAGTCGCTCTCGACAGTCGTGCCGTCCGGCAGAGGAAAACGAACCTGAATCGTTTGGTCGGTAACGCGGTAGTTCACGATGGGGTCGAGCCACATTTGGATATCGGCTAGACACGTCTGACGGAGCTGCTGGAGAGTGTTTCGGATGATTGCCATACGTGTGCGTCGAACGCCCTTGCGATCCGGCTGCTGGAGTCTGGCGCGGCGTAACAGCTCCATGAAGCATCCAGCGGACTTGCCTGATCCAACCGGTCCCATGATGAAGCGGATGAAATGGTTGTCGAGCATGAAATCGCCGATCGTTGGCGGGGTGATGAAACGCAAAGAACCCGGATCATAGTCCGGGTCGGGATCAGCATCATGTAACCGTTCTTCTTCACTCACTCTTGAATCTCTCCAGCGCCTTTTCTAACAACGGAACGATGTGCTTATTTGGTGGGTGCTCCCTAAGCCATTGTAATGCACCACGGACGTAACTGGAATCGCGTTTTTTGATCGCTTCGACCAGCTCATCGGGTTTGACTACGCCTGCCATTGGGTTTATTCTTGAGTTCATAGTTTTATGGGCCGTCGTCTGCCTCTTGCCCCCTTTCGAGGGGGCTTTTTTATGCCACACCGGGAGCGATGAAGTCTTCCAGTTCCAAGAACACTGAGCCGTCCGGCACGGGTTCTGATAGGCAACACTCCATGATCCTCGCGAAGTATTCTCCGTCTGTCGGACCCATGTCGTGATTCGTTGGAATGATTTCAGGAAACTCGTTCATCACGGTTTCTCTCGCCCACTCCGCAAGCTGCTCCGAGCCGCCGTAGAAGTCCCGCTCGATAACCTGCGGAACCATCACTACGATTCTAGCCGTTGCCATTCTTCTTCCCTTTGCTCAGGTATTCGTCGAGCGCACGGCGCATCAGTTCAGAGATCGAGTAACCCGATTTCTCCGATAGCTTCTGCATCAGCTCGTATCGTTTTCGCGGCAAGATGAGATGCACTCTCACATTGTCCAGTTTACGTCTTGGCATTACTCGTCCTCACTGTCAGTTTGTAGCGAGTGCTCATTCCACCTCGCCATGTCGCCCATGATGATTCGGTAAGTCCGAACTCGGGCGTAGTCGGTCAGGAGGTAACGAATTTCTTCAAGGCCGTACTTCGCAAAGTCGGCGACCTGCTCGTTAATAAATTCCTGAACGGTGTGGGGATCACATTCATCCCCTTTGTGTGTCGCTATGTAATCTGCGACGAGTGACTGAGTTGTTTGCGCAAGTGTGTTTTCAGCCATGTGCAGTTTTGTATACAGCGGTTCTACATCGCTGACTCGGTACTGCAAGGCTCCCGCGATCGTCAGTGTTTCGTTGCTCGCGTTCGTAATCGTCTGCTGCGGAATGTCGCTTAACCGCAGTCGGCAGTTCTGTCGAAAGATGGCGTCGAGGTAGGGCACCTTGAAATGGATGCCCCCCTCGAACTTTTTAATGTGGCGTCCTGCTCGTACTCGGAGAGCCTGTTCCCACGGCTGGAGAACAAACCACCATATAAATGCCTCGCTGAAACGAGTAAGTACTTGCTGAAGCCACTCCATCCCCGT